CTTGCTACGCCGCTGTGCTTGACGCGCAGCGGATGCTTGAAGGCGTAATTGCGAACGACGAAATGTTCGCGCTGATGTACGGCGTCGATCCGAAGGACGACTGGACGTCCGAGATCGCGCTTCGCAAGGCAAACCCGAATTACGACGTTAGCGTAAATGGAGAATTTCTCCGCGCGCGCCAGCGTGAAGCCATCAACAACGCGCGGAAGGTCGGAACGTTCAAGACGAAGCACCTGAATATGTGGGTGCAGTCACGGTCGGCCTATTTCAATATCCAGCGCTGGAACGAAAGCGCACAGCCGAAAATCCGGCTGGAGGATTTCGAGAAGCAGCCCTGTCGCGTCGGGCTTGATCTCGCGGCGAAGGTCGATATCGCCGCCATTGAGATCATCTTCAAACTTGCCGAGTGCGATTGCATGGCGGCGAAGGATCTGATCGCGAAGGGATTCGAGTACGTTAGGTTCGGGAAATACTTCCTCCCGGAAGCGACGATTGAGCAGGGGGAGAACGAGCACTATCGAGGTTGGGTCAATTGTCCGGAAGCGTGGATCACGCAGACCGACGGCGAGATGATCGACTACATCGAGGTGCGAGACACGATCATCGACCTGACGGAAAAATTTCAAGTCTCCGAAGTCGCCTACGATCCGCACCAGGCCATGATGATGGTCAGCGAGTTAATGGCGAAGGGCATCCCGGTGATAGAGGTTCGGCCACTGGTACTGAATTTCTCCGAGCCCATGAAGCAGATGGACGGCCTGATCCGATCGCGGAAGACCGCCCACAACGGCGACCCTGTCTACACATGGATGTTGTCAAACGTCGTCGCCAAGCCTGACGCGAAAGACAACGTCTACCCCCGCAAGGATCGTGAAGAAAACAAAATCGACGGGCCTGTGGCGCACATGATGGCGCTCGCCCGGTTCATGACTGGCAGCGCCTCACAGTCCTTCTGGGAGGTTGCGACTGCTTAAAGGTATCGGCGCCCATGGGCCTCTGGAATAGACTCATCGGGCGTAAGGATGACGGCGCGCGCCAGATCACGTCTTCGCTCGAATTGTTCAAAGAGGTTTACGGCGGGCGCCTTTCTGAGGCTGGGATTCCGGTCAACTGGAAGACGGCCCTTAACGTCACTACGGTGCTCGCGTGCTGCCGCGTGCGCGCCGAAGGTCTTTCAGTTCCGTTCCGCCTCTATCAGGAAACCGCCGGCGGCCGGAAGATCGCGTCCGACGACCCGCTGCACATGCTTATCAGCCGGAAGCCGAACGGCTGGCAGACGAGCCTCGAATTCTTGGAGACGATCAGTCTTCATCTCGACTTGACCTACAATGCGTTCGTTTTCGTCAACCGCGTTGGTCTTGCGCGGGAAATCCGCGAGCTTATCCCGATCGAACCGGGCCGGGTACGTGTCGAGCAGGCGGACGACTACAGCCTCAAGTATTTCGTCCGAGGAAAAAACGGACAGGAGCAAGAGTTCAGCCAGGACGCGATTTGGCATCTGCGCGGCCCGTCGTGGAATTCATGGATCGGGATGGACGCCATCGCGATGGCGCGCAACGCCATCGGGCTTTCGATGTCGCTGGAGCGTGGACAGAGCGAGGGCCAGAAGAACGGCCTTCAGACGTCAGCGGTCTACAGCGTAAAGGACAAGTTGGCGCCGGAAAAGTTTTCCTTCCTGTCGGCGTGGATGGATAAGCACCTTCCGGGCGGTGAGCGGGCCGGAAAGCCGATGATCCTCGACATGGATGCTGATTTGAAAAGCGTCCTGATGACTGCGGTCGATCAGCAGTTGATGGAAACACGGAAATTCCAAATCGAAGAAATCTGCCGATCAATGCGGGTTTGGCCCATCATGGTGGGTCACGCCGGCGACCAGTCCCCGACCTTCGCGAGTGCATCGGAATTCTTTCAGGCGCACAGGACTTACACGCTTGACCCGACCTACCGGCGGGTTTCGCAGAGCGCCAACGTCAACCTGCTCACCGACGATGATCTGCGGTCGGGCTATTACACGAAGTTCGTTGTCAATGCGATGATGAGCGCGAACCCGACTGAAAAGGCCGAATACTATTCGAAGATGCTCGGCTCTGGCGGGTCAAAGGGTTGGGGCACTCAGAACGAGGTCCGCGATTTCGAAGACATGGATCGCAGTGACGATCCGGAAGCCGACAAGCTGCCGCAGCCCGCTCAAGCGGCTGCACCGGTGGCCAAGGCTGATCCGGTGGACGTGCAAAAGTCAAACATCGGACCGGCCGAAGCCGTGCAGGCGATGGTCGATGCGGTCAAGGCGATGCCGGCTCATGTGATTAACGTCACCACGCCGGACATCAACGTCTCGGCGCCCGACGTCAACGTGACCACGCCGCCGGTGACGGTGACGGTTCACTCCGAGAAGCGCGGGGCAACCCGCAAGACCGTTGAATCATACGATGCGACAGGCCGCATCGAGTCGATCATCGAGCAGGAAATCGAGGATTAGGAATGCCCAAATCGACGGCTACATGCAATTCCCTGCTGGCGCTGATCTTCAACGCCACGACATGGAACCTGATCGCGGAGAACGACAGCTCGTCTCCCGCGACCAACCTTTATCTGTCGCTGCATACCGCAAGCCCAGGCGTCGGCAACGACCAGACCACGAACGAAGCCGCATACACGAACTATGCCCGTATCCCGGTGGCCCGCACGACCGGCGGCTGGGATGTGCCATCGGGCGGGGCAACGGCGAATGCTGCTCTGGCCCAGTTCGCACAGTGTGGCGTCACGGGTGCGACCATCACCCATGTGGCGATCGGTACGGCGGCAAGCGGCGCGGGTACGGTGCTATACGCCGGCGCCCTGTCGTCTTCTCTGGCCGTTGCAAACGGCATTCAGCCGCAGTTCGCTGCCGGCGCATTGGACGTGACCGAAACATGACCACTTACGAATGCAAGGAGTGCAAGGCACCCGTGACCATGGAAAATGGTACCGCGCGCAAGGCGTGTTCCTGTGAGGCACCGATCATCGCCAATCTGACCGCTGTGGCCTATGGCCGCTCCGCGATGTCACACGACCACAAATGAGCTTCGCCAACGTCGCAGCTCTCGGGGATATAGCGGAACAGGGCAAGTTCCTGACGTTCCGCAAAGTCCCGGCGGTCGTGACCGTTGCTGGCTCCTGGTACGATTACAGCATGGCGCCGGGCAATCCGGCGCCGCAGTATTACGCGGCCGCGCCTTTGACGGCCCAGACGCTCGCGAGATCGACGGACGGCGGGCTGCACCACGGGGCCAACGTATCGCCCTCGAAGAAGTATCTGCGACGCATCACGGCGATGGCCGTTGCGGCGGCGGGTGTTCCGCAGCGATTGTATCTGCTGGATTACCTGATGTTCTACCCGTTCGTCGACATGGGCACGACCGACGAACAGGCGATGACGAATACGCAGGTTCTGACCCGATCGACGGATGGCGACGGCGTCCAGATGATGGCGGTGCTGGTCGCGCCGCACAGCCTGGCAGGCGATACCTTCGTTGTGAACTACACAAATTCGGAAGGCGTTGCCGGGCGGGTGACGCCGCTGCATACGATGAACACCTCGGTCGCGGTCAACGGCACGCTGCTGCCAACGCAGCAGGCCGGCGCCCGCCGCTTCGGACCGTTCATGGCGTTGCAGGGTACAGACAGCGGCGTTCGCAGTATCGAGTCCGTGACGTGCACCAACGGGACCGACGTGGGGCTGTTCACGATGGTGCTGGTGAAACCGCTGGCTGAATTGACGGTGCGAGAGATCACCGCGCCGACCGAAAAGGACTTCTACCTCCAGTCCGGTGGCAAGCTGCCGCTGATTGAGGACGACGCCTATTTGAACTTCATCAGTTGCCCGAACGGTTCGCTCACCGGCGTTCCGTTGCTCGGCGACCTAACTTTCGCGTGGACCTGAATGGCTGGTTTTACGTCGCTCGACGACCTCATTTCAGAGATGACGGTCAACGGCAAATTCAAGCGGTCGGACTGGAACAAGCTGACGCACGCGGTCGGCGCGCAGGCGGCTGGTACGTGGTACGCGCTGGCTCACGCGACCGGAAATCCCGCGGCTATGACGCTGGGCGCGGTCGGCACCAACCTTGCGTTCCACAACGCAAATGACAGGCTGACCGGATCGATCCCGCACGGCGGCGATGTTGCTCCCGATATCAAGGCCATTCTGAATGCCTCGGCATTCTCCGCTGCGGCCACCTCGATGCCAGCGATTCTGATGCTGGTTGACATGCTTGGCTGGTATCCGGTCACGACGACGACGACGACGGGCAACCAAACGCTGGTGAACTCCAAGACGTTCACGGCGACCGCCGCGACGCCGACGGTTCTGACGATTGCAGCGGGCTGGGATATTCAGCAGGGCACGCCGCTGCGCTTGACCAACTCCGGCGGCGCGCTCCCGACGGGGCTTTCGACGAACACGACCTATTACTGGAACCGAACGGGCGCCACGACGGGCAACCTTGCGACCTCGCTCGCCAACCTCGACGCAGCGACCTATGTCGCAGCGTCCGACACCGGAACCGGCACGCATACGGCCGCGGTCTATCTTGGCGATCGGGCGCCATCGCACGGCGCTGGCGTGCAGGCCTTCCTGACGCCTTCCGTCGCGCTCGGCGCTGGCACGCCGAACATCCAGTTGACGTACACCAATCAGGCGGGTGTCGGATCGCGGGCGACGCCGACCACGCTGCCGATTTCGAACGCATCGGCGCCGATCGGGCAGATCGAGTATTCCGGCACTGGCGCCGGCAAGTTCGGACCGTTCGTCCCGCTGCAGGGCTCCGATTCCGGCATCCAGAAGGTCGACCAGTTCAGCTACAACGTGACGCACACCTCGGGCACCACGAACATCGTGCTGGCCCGGCCGCTGCTTACCCTGCCCATGACGACCATCGGCGTTGCGGCCGAACGTGATTTGCTCAACCAGATGCCGTCCCTGCCGCGCGTTTTTGATGGGGCCTGTCTGACATGGCTGATGTACGCGGGCGCGGCTACACCGGTCGCCAGCGCGTTCTACGGCCACCTCGACACCGCATGGGGATGACATGCTGATCGGGAACTATAGCGTCCTCTCCAAGCATCCCGGCCGAGACATCGGCGGCGGCGCGACTGGACTAGGATACAACCGCGGCGACTGGCCGAAAACCAGCATGATGCGCGGGGCATTCACTTCCGGCAACTGGAGTGCCAAATCTGGCATTCCTGACGGCTACCGAGCGCCCTATGCCTGGATGCTGCCGATCAAGCCGGGAGCAATCTCGGCGCGCAACAGCATTGTTGGCGCCGGCGATCTCACCGCGGCCGTGGCCGGCGGTCTGAACGCCGAAGCCGACCTTACTGGCTCGGGAGACTTGGATGCGACCGGCCAGCTCATCATTTCGATGGTGGCTTCGCTGGTTGGCTCCGGTGACATCACCAACGCCGACGCTGTGGCGTTCCTACAGCTCGCAGCCAGCCTCGCTGGTGCGGGCGATATCGCGGCGTCCCTCAACGCGCTTGGGGCCGCTGCGGCGGCTCTGTCGGGCGATGGCGAGGCTGCGGCGACCATTAACGCGCTTGGCACCCTGGCGGCGTCCCTGGTGGTCACGGGTGATGCGCTTTCGACGGCCAATGTCGCCGATGCCATTCTCGACGCGCTGAATGGCATCGAGCAGGGATTGACCGTGCGGGAAGCCATTCGTCTGATCGCAGCGGCGACGGCGGGCAAGGTAAGCGGTGCAGGAACGTCTACGGTCACTTTCAGGTCGGCCGAAGCCGACGATCGCGACCGCATCATTGCAACGGTGGATGGTTCCGGCAACCGGACGGCGATCACGACCGATCTGACGGATTAGCCGATGTCAAACGACTTCTGGTCGAATGGCTATTGGGACGAAGGTTACTTCCCCGACGGGTACTTCGGGGTCGATGTCGATGCGCCGCAAGGCTCGATGGTTGCCAGTCTCTCCGGGTCGGCCAGCCTGGCGGCCAGCGCAGGATATGTCGCAAATCTTGCAGCGAACCTGGCCGGTTCGAGCGATCTTGAGGCGGAGATCACCACCCCGCAGGTTGCGGCGGCTGGCGGATATTCGAGGCGGTACCGTCGCGGCAACGTGGTCTCGGCGCCGCTGCCGGCCCGCGCGATCATCGCCGAAATTTCGGCGCAGATTGGCGGCTCCTCGGTAACGACGGCAAAAGCGACGGCAACCGCTTCGTTGTCATCCGAGATCGAGGCCGGCGCTGCGGTTTCGGCAAGAGTTGAGTCCGTTTCATGGGTCGCGCGGGACAACGCGCTCTGGTTGATCGCCGCCTGATGGAGAAATCGAAAATGGACCGCTTTCGCTTCGACATGGAGGTCAAGTTTGCTTCCGACAAAACGGGCGTTTTTTCCGGCTATGGCGCCGTGTTCGGCAACGTCGATTCCTACGGTGACGTGATCGAGAAGGGCGCCTTCAAGACCACGCTTCGCGAGTGGGAAGACAAGGGAAAATATCCCCCGATGCTGCTGCAGCACGGCGGCGGGATTTTCGGCGGCGGCGCCGACGATCTTCTGCCGGTCGGCAAGTGGACGTCGATGGAGGAAAACTCCAGGGGCCTCAAGGTCGAGGGCGAACTCTTCGCCATGGGCACCGAACGCGGCCAGTACATCTACGAGGGCCTCAAGGCCGGCGCGCTCGATGGCATGTCGATCGGTTACCAAACGATCAAGTTTCGCAACGGGGCAAAGGCCGGCGAGCCGCGGCGCTACCTCGAGCAACTGAAGCTGATGGAGCTGTCGCTGGTCACGTTTCCGGCAAACGACAAGGCTCTCGTCAGCAACGTCAAGTCCGATTTCGATCCGCGCGAACTGGAAGCAATGTTGCGTGAGGCCACATTGTCGCGCAGCGACGCCGTGAAGGCGGTCGCCACTTTCCGAAAATGGCTCCAGCGCGATGCTGGTGTTCCGGCAACTTCTCTTCGGGATGAAGACGAAGCGGGTCTGGCGGCGATCATTCGCCGCAACATCGCAA